CCCCATCCGGGTCATCCGGGGGATCAATGACAACCACCGGGGCGTCGAATCCGTAGCCGCCAGCGCGAACGTATAGGCCCAGCAGCGAGCCGTCTCCGCGAACGGCAGACTCGACTACCGCCCCCACGCCGCCCTGAATCCTGACGGCAGGCGGCTTCCTATATCCCTTGCCGGGGTTGGTGACGGTGATGCCGGTGACTGTCTTGTAGGCTACGTCCGCATTTCCGTAGGCAACCCCGTACACCTGCCCTTCCGCCCCACCGTAAAAGCATCGGTAGTAGCCCGTCGAGTCAGTGAGGTTGCAGCCTCCAACCAGCGGGTGCGGGTAACGCTCCTGCCACCACGCCTGAGTCTCAAACGAGTAGCAGTACTGCCTCGTCGGGTACTCCCCCGGCTCGTCTCCGATCAGCCTGACGCTTACACGCAGCACATTGAGGTTCTTGTCCGCAACGACCGAGAACCACTTCGGGTCAGTGAAGTCGATCCTGTACATGAACAGGTCGGAGATCGCCTCGCTGATGGGCTCGACCTTGCCGCTCTGGTCGAGGGCATACACCCCGTCAGTGTCCATTGCGTAGATCACGCCTTCGTACTCGTCCCAGCACCTCTGGCTGACGCACCCCCGGAACGCTGCAATCTGGAGATTGGCGTCGATCAGCGGCTGGGCGACATATGACAGGCGATAGGCGTGGTGAGCCTGCATTACCCCCAGCGAGCCACCGTATGGGATGAGGGCAGTGATTGCGTCGTGCCCCTTCACGTTCGTCTGGAGGACGAGATCGTTCACATCGGGGATGCTCTCGGGCTCGTCCACCTCCGAGTAGTAGAGGGTGTTCGGCTCAAGGCCAGATGTGTCTCCCGCGATCCAGAGCCGATCCTGAAACATGCAGGCCACAGCCTTGTCGGACGGCGGCACTCCGAACCGACCGGCGTTGAGTTCACCGTTCGGCAGGAGGATCGGCATCGAGAGGTAGTTCTCCCGGTTGGGGTCTTGCAGTTCCGAGTCTGTCAGGTCATCGAGAGTCTTGGCACTCTCAGGGAGCCGGTAGAGTTGGTATGCCTGATCCCCGGTCGTTCGCCACAGTTCCACCCTCAACGTGCGCCCATCAACGACGGGAGGGTCTGCGTATGCCCACGCCACCGCACCAACACCCTCCCCGCAGTCGAGTTCAAAGATGGGCGATATCGAAGAGCAGATCGGGCCACCACGGTCTTCGGGAGTGTCATCGACGTAGCGATAGCAGCACTGATAGACGCCACGCAGGTGAGCCCGCGCAATCGGGATCACAGCCCCGCCGCCGCTGTCCACAGCCAGATCGGGGGTGTCGGTGTACAAGCCACCAGAGACCACCGACACGCCAGTGATCCGACCGCTCGATGTCGTGGCTCGCAGGGTCGCCCCGGAGCCGTACTGCGTCGAGACAGTAATGGATGGCGTGCCCGCGTAACCCGACCCGCCGTCCCTGACGATGACGCTGGCAATCGGTCGAGACGCTGTGGTCACGACGGCGGCTCGCGTGAACGAGATTACGAGCGGCTGCGTTGAAGTAGACCCGCACAGGCTCTGGTCGGGAATTCCGTTTGAGCCACGGGGTGCCCCACGAACCTCGATGATCACATCCCCAGAATAGTCCGCACCCTGATCTACGATCCTCACGCCTCGATTGGTGGCGTTGAGCGGGTAGGTGAGACCGTTGACGGTTACCGTCTGATCAAACGTGATCTCCGCCTCGGCAATCCGGGTGTAGGTCGTGGTCGCGGAGCCGAACGTCTGTGCGAGTTTCACTGAGTATGTCAGGGAAGTCCCGGCTCTCTTTACGAACCTCCAAGGGTTGCCTTTGGTGTCCTGCGCAGTCCACGCAGGGCTAGGCGTCCCGCCGGGGCACGGCACACCGTCATAGTCCACGGGGGGCAGGCACGGGGCGTAGTCGGCACTGCGAATGATCTCCGCCGCATTGAGTCCCGTGGTCGGCGGAGCAATGCCAGCCAGCACAGCCTCCAGCACCGCCCCGCTGCCGGGCGTGGCGTCGAGCGTGGCGTCTGGCGGAGACAGATACCCCCTGCCGCCGTCCACCAAGAGTGCAGAGCCGATCCGGTCGCCATCCAGAAAGCATCTGGCTACAGCCTTGCGTTCTGCCGTGCCGTCGAACTGGATCACGGGAGGCAGCGTGTATTGCCTGCCACCGTAGCCAACGTCCACGCGGGCAACGTAGTACTTGACCGGGCCAGCCTCCGCAACATCCGGCGGCGTGGGAGGCTCGTCAATGCCACTAGGCGTGATGGTGCCATCAAGGAGGTCTATGCGAAGCGGTCGCTGACCATAGCCCTGATACAGATAGGCGAACTGGTGCTTCCCGACAGCAAGCGTGGCGGGATTGTTGGCTGCAAGACGATAGAGAGACACTGGCACCTCACAGCGTTGCGCCGTCTACGATCTCGATCTCTCCGTTAGAGTCGATCACGACAGCCCTGTCCGGTCGGTCGTAACCACCCGAGATCGGGAACACCTGCTCGACCACGCCGCCGCCAAGACGCCCAGCCTTGAATCGGATGCCAGCCATGCCGCCTCGGGTGCGGATTTCTCCGGGGGCACTCACCACGAAGTTGACCTGAGACTGCGATCCTCCCGGCGGCACAGCGTAAGGCGATGCACGGGTGATGAGTCCGGTGAACTTATTGATTCGGAGCATGGGTCACTCAACTGCCGGTGTCTGGGCCAAGCGGGGAATAGATTCCCGCATACCTCGCCCCATCGGCATCGGGCACTCGGTCGAACGGAGCCCGGCGACCGGAGATGGGAGCGACAACGTCATTCTCCATCGCGAGACGCAGGTCTCGGGTGTACATCTGGACTGCACCCTCGACGTTCTTGCCCTGAAGTCGGGCAAGCCACATCTCGGCACCCGTCAGGAGAGCGGTGAACATCCCCGGCGAGACATCGAGATAGTCGGAGATCACAAACCGGCAGTCGGTGTAGGTTCCAGCAAATGGAACCTCAAGGGTCAGCGAGTCATCGTCCACTCGGGCTGCGATTCGTCCCTGCTCCTGATACGGGTACATGCCCGTCATTGGCTCCGGGTAGTTGCCCGGTGTGCCAATGCGGAAGATCGCCCCGGCAGACTTTGGCGGGAAAGCGGTGTTCTTCCCCGTGATGGTCGTGCCAGTGACGGTGGCGTATCCAGTGCGAGCCTGCGTCTCGTAGCCCATCAGCATCAAGGGTTTCGGGCGGCGTCGGTAGGTGTACCGGAACTCGATGCCCGCCTTCACCTTGCCCGCAATCCGAATGACCCATCGGTCGAACGTCTTCGCATCGTCCGACTTCATGACCGTGTAATAGGTCGGCTCGCCCAGCGTCAGGTTGCTCTGCTCAAGACGCAGCCACTCGGCTGGGGCAATGTACGAGGTGACCGTCGTGTTGTCGGGCGGCACCAGCGAGTCCACGTTGGAGCAGTCTTCGGGCAGCAGGTAGGTGTTCTGGTCTGCCACCGTGGTGATCGTGGAGGTGGTGACATGCCACAGCCAATCCTTGGCGGCACACACATCCCGGTACGAGTGGTGCGTGGCAGCCCGCAGGACGCGATGCTCCTGATCCTGCGCTCCGCCGCCAACGGACTGCATCAGGTAGTCAATGACATCGTGGGCACAGTAGGTCGCGTTCATCATCTCAGGTCTCCTTATGAACCATTGTACACTATGGGGCTGCCCAACTAAGCAGTCTTCTCTGCATCCTCAATCGGCGTCCGCAAATCCGGCGGAGTCAGCGTTGGCTGCTCAACCTTGAGCGGGTAGTAGGGCGGCAGTTCCTCGCCGGGATAATACTCCTGCCGAAGTGCCAACAGAGCGGCTACGTCCGCGTCAGCGATGACGATCTGCTTTGGTTCTGCCGTCTCGATTTGATTCATGGTTGTCATGCCTTAGATCGCCGTGAGGGCTACTTTTTTCCAGCCGCTGGTGGTTCTCAGGTAGATGAAGTTATCGTCCCATACCATCTGGCCCGCAAAGCCAGCCGAGCCAGTGGCGGCGATGGTTCTCGGTGTGTTGCCGATCACCGCAGGGCTGGGGATCGAGCCAGCCGCGAATGCGTGAGCGGTGCCGGTACTGGTGATGTTTCCAGAGCAGTTCACCGCGCCGCGAATCAGCAGATCACCACCGACTTCCGCCTCGACGCCAGCCACAGTAGGAATGAGCCCGATACCAATCCCGCCGCCAAACGGATTGATCGAAACCGGTGAAGCCGCCGAGCCTCCCGCGTAGGTCACCCCTTGTATGTAAGGAGCATTATTCGTGGACTCCGGACCAATCGCCAGCGTGTATCCGCTGTATGGACTAGGGCGGATCGAGACTGTGGCCCGCGTGTTGCTTTGAGCCAGCGTAGATGCAGCGGACGCCGCCACGCCTCCAAGATCGTCACCCACTACAACGATCTGAGCCGCCGCTGCATCCCCCAGCGCGTCGAGCGTTCCGATAGCAAGCGCCCTGTCCTTGAACGTAGCAAGACGGTAGCCAGCGTCGTCGATAATAACGACTTCTGGGCCGACAACCCGAGAGCCTGACGTAGAGACATTCAGACGAGTCTGCGCAGCGGTGTCACGAACTGTAAACGCATCCGTTGAGATTGCGCTGGCGAGTGGGCCAAACTGACAGTAGGGGGTGGTTCCGGCAGGAGTAAGTACGTTGAAGCCGTCAGTACGAAATCCAATGCCATTTTTGGTAAAATTCGCAATCGACGCGCCGTCCGACGTTACTATCGAAAGCGAGTTTGTGGTGATTGCAGACGTAGAAGGGGCAAACTGACAGTAAGGCACTAACGCAGCAGTGGAGACTGTGAAGCCGTCAGTATTCCAACCGACAGCAGATTTTCCGATAACGGCAATCAATTGCTCTGGAATAGTACCGACGTTGCCAGTTCGCAGAGCAAGCCGCCCATCGCCGATGCTATCGATGAAGATATTATTCGTAGCCGTCGCCGACGTACCGAGCCGGATCGCCGCCCGCCCGGCAGTGTTCTCCAGCGTCAACACCGGGCCACTCGCACCAGCAGCAAACACCGGCAACGATGCAATCTCCGCGATGCCAACACCGCCGGTCGTATCGACGCTGAGATTCGTGGCGACGGTGAGCGGCCCCGTCATCGTGTCGCCAGCCACCTCGACGTACCGGGCATCGGCTTGTGCCTGAGTGATCGCACCGACCTGTGCAGCGGTTGGAAAGGGGTGCGAGTGATCGGCACGGGCGTATGTCGTGGCGGTTCCAACGGCACCAGCGGCAGAGTCAGCGGCACCGGCAACGGTAGAGGGGTTGACTGCGGCAGGGATCGCTGGAGTCCCAGTGATGTCCGTATAGGCCAGAGCCGCATTCACGAACTGGGTGCCGTTGTAACGAACCACTTGCCCGGTGGCTGGAGTGGTGACGGCAACGTCAGTCAGATCGTCCAGTTTGTGAGTGTGGTTGGCAGCCGCAGCACCGAGAGCGGCTAGGGTCGGCAGTTGGTGAACGTGATCGGCTCGGGCATAGGCGGCAGACGTACCAACCGCAGCGGTGGCGGCATCAGTGATTGGCGGCGTTGTAGAGGCGGCAGGCGGCGTGACGGTAGGCGTGTAGATTCGCCCGTCAGAGCCCAGCCTAGTAGCGTTGCCAGCATCTGCACTGACCGTCGTGGGGCCGGGTTGCCCATCAGCACCTTTGAGCGAGAGCCACTTCGTACCGTCGAAGATATGAGGGTTGGGATCAGCCATGATGATTGAGCCTTAGAGGTGCTAGGGGGTGCGAGATTGCAGCCCCCTCTTCGATGACGTTACGGAATCTGGAACCAGATCGCGCCCTTCGCGGCACCGACCGGCTCGTTGGGCTGCGGGCCATAGACTTCCTGCGACACGCCATCGGCACCATCCGCACCAGCCTCACCCTTCTCGCCGGGATCGCCCTTCGCACCATCGGCACCGGCGACACCGTCAACGCCGTCCGCACCAGCGGGGCCTTGCGGGCCAACCGGGCCACGCACGGGGCCGACGTTGATCCACGCCGCCGAATCCCACACGATCCCGTCGCCGGGCTGGGCAGGGCCGCTCGCGCTGGCAGGAGTGCCAACCGGCACCGGATCACCAGCAAGCCACATATCACCGACTTCAGGAGCAGCGTCAGGCGGGAACGCAGTGGCAGTGCCCTTGATGGTCACGCCGCTGCCCGAGTCGCCCTTGTCACCCTTCTCACCGGCAGGGCCTTGCTCGCCCGGATCGCCCTTCGGGCCAGCCTCACCAGCAACACCGTCCGCACCGGCAGGGCCTGCGGGGCCGACCTCGCCCTGCGCACCGTCCGCACCGGCGACACCATCGGCACCAGCGGGGCCACGCAGAGACAGCCATTCGGTTCCGTTGTATACAAGGACATCAGCCATAGTCATGTTCCTTTCAGGTTAGGTCATCAAGAGTTCGGTAGGTCTTCACTTCATCAAGCGTTCGATACGTCTTCGTCACACCGTCGTTGATCCAGTGGTCACCCACGCTGGCAGTGGTGGGAGTGGTTTGCTGAACGAAGACGTTGATTGATTTGCCCGGCTCGCCCTGTGGGCCTTGAGGGCCAACACTGCCGCCGCCACCCGATGAGATCGGCTGCCAGCCTGTGCCGTCGAAGTAGTAGAGGTTGTGTGCCATTAGGGTCTTGGGTTGATGGAGAACTCGATCTTGCGTCGGTCGCGACCCGCCACGTTGGACACATCTTCAAGTGTGCAATCCAGTTTGGTGAACCCCTCCGCCCATGTCTTTGAGAAGGTGCGACCGACATAGCCATCTCGCGGAATCTGCACACACCGAAACATGAAGGCTTCTTCGGGGTCTTCGGGGGCACCGATGCGGGCTGTGAAGTCAACTACATATCCCGGCTTGTAGACGGCATCGCAGGCATAGAGGTAAGGCGGCTCTTCAGTGGAGGCTTCCTCCCAGACGAGATTCCACTCACCACCAACGAGGCTGTACATCTTCTTGGGAGTGACCCATGCACCACCAACAAGCACACCTTTCGGGGTGGCTTCTTTCCATGCACCGGAGTTGAGGACTTGTACGGTCATCAGTATTCAACCCACAGGGTTCCAGCGTTCAGTCCGGTGACAGCGGGGGCGGCACCACCAGCGGCTTGTGCGATCACTCGACCGTCCACATAGTCGCGCCTGACAGCCTCACCCGCAGCCGGTGGAGTGGTCGGCAGTTCGATCATGCCAGTGGCAGCGATCTTCCCCAGCACACTGCCGCGATTCAGTGAGCCACCACCGCTGCCAAACTGCACACCGGTGCCAGTGCCGGGAGTAACGAGGGGCACATAGTTCGTGATCTGGGCACCTGTCCACACCGTCAAGTTGCTGCCAGCCATGACAGCAACACCACCACCAGCAAGACTGAGTTTGTAGGTTCCAGCCGAATTGGTGGCGAAGGTTGCAGCAGTGCCAGCAACGATAGTGCCGGTCATGGTGCCGCCAGACAGAGGCAGATAGCCAGAGCCACCACCGGCAACAGAGATGGTGCCGTCAGCCGCGACCGTGACGCCGGAGCCGATCTTCACGCCGCCGAGTACAGTGGCGGTGGCGGGAACAATGGCAGCATCAGCACCGGCGGGGCCAGCGGGGCCAGTGTCGCCCTTGATGCCCTGCGGGCCAGCCACGCCCTGCGGGCCTTGCACCGGGCCAGAGTCTTGCCATGCAGCCTTCACCTCATCCCAGACAAAACCCCTAGCGGGCTCGGGAGTCGAGACAACATAGAGATCGCCTTGCGTGGCAGTTGCGGGAAGGTCGCCTTGAGCATCGACCGTGCCTGCGTATCGGATGCCAAGACCCGGCGGGCCTTGAATCCCGTCCACGCCTTGAACGCCCGGCGGGCCTTGAATCCCGTCCACGCCTTGAACGCCCTGCGGGCCAGCCGGGCCAGCCGCACCGGGCAAGCCTTGAGGAATCTTGAATGACAGAGATGCCTTGTTCTCGTTCCCGACATTGATCACTGAGGCTGGAAGTCCAGCACCAATCGTGATCGTTTCAGCCACTTCGATTGTGGCAGCAAGGCCCGGTTCGCCCTGCGGGCCGGGCTCACCCTCGCCCGGTGAACCCGGAGGGGCAGTGCCGTTCGGCTGAATCCACAAGTCGCCCACCGCCGCCACTCCTGTCGGCTCGGTGTCGGAGACGATGTGCGCCGAGTCGGAGCCGCCGCCACCAGAGGAGACCGGGAGCCAAGCCGTGCCCGACCAGTAGTACATGCAAGCCATTACTTCTTGTCCTCGATGATGTGGTGGTTAGAGAGAATCACTAGTAAGCCGCCTTCCAGCGAATGCCAGAAAATGCCGCCTCGCTTGAACGTGCGCCGGGACTACACGAGATGTTGCGGTCTTTGTTACTGACGGTGCAGTAGCCATAGGTAACGGCAGACCCAACGAGCCGCATGGCAAGCGGATAGTTCGCCTCAAGTTCCGCCAGCGGAAACTGTGGCGGCAGTCGCAGCGGCACCCACGCGCCGCTGCCAGCATTGAACGACAGAGTCCCCTTGAGTTCTATGAACCCACCGATCATCCGCGCTTGAATCTCGGTAGAGACAGACTCCTTCGCCCCATCCATGCGAATCATCCATGTCCAATCAATGTCTGGCGGCGGTTGCTTCGTGCCGCCTGCAAGCATCAACTTCACCTCATCCAGCACCGACTGCTTGAATTCCGCTAGGGCCGGGTTGTTGATCGACGGTGAGCCGAGAGGGTTGATGGCAGCCAGCCGGTCATCAATCTGCTTGCGGGAGTACAGCATCAACGCCATCTGGTTATCGAAGTCCACCTTGCTGAAAGCCTGCTCGATCCGCATGAAGCGGTCATCGGTCTGCTTCTGCGTGTAAACGTCAGCCTTGTAGGCGAACTGGTTGATGTCCACAATCGTCAGGAACTTGCCGTCGCACTCAGCCTTCGTGTAGGTCTTCGCCTGCTCCGGGTATCGGGCATCTGCTTCGACCCGCGTGTAGATCGAGTCGAAGATGGTCTGCACTTGGCTGCGGAGGAGATCGACCGACTCCTTGCTGGCAGTTGTCGAGAGATCGACGGTCGGGGCACCCTTGCTCTCCATTGCATCCATGCGGGCCTTGATCGGTTCAAAGTCCGACCGCAGGGCTACATAGTCGTTAACTAAGCCAACGGTTAACACCAGCCGGGTGCCAAAGCCTTCCCCCGTGTCGGTGTAGGAAAGAGCGGCTGGGGGCGTGACTGTGCTGCCAAACCCATAGCCTACGGCAGTTATGGTTTTGGTGAGGAGGTTCTGGCTGCTGCTCTGTGCCTTCGCGTATGCAGTCAGGTCGGGAGCCACGATGTCAGACAGGTAGGCCACCGTGTTCTCGGGGCCACCCAGTTCCTGCGTGACGATGCGACCGCCACTGGCACCAATCGCATGGTCACTCAGGATGAAGTTCGTAGTTGTCAGCCCGTCCGCCTGAATCGTCTGGCCCTGAAGGGCGAGGGCTACGTTTGGCCCGGTGAAGTCCTCGCTCTTGAAGTATGCCGTCAGATCGACCGGGCCGACCTGAGAGATGATCTCCTCGATCTGTTCAGGCGTGAGTTGACCTGAGACAGCGGCAGCGATGGCTTCGTCGGTCTCGTTCTTCGTGTAGGTGGTCTTCTTGAGTTCAATGCACTTGGCTGCCAGTTCCCGAATAGCATCAGCGGCATTGTCTGAGGAAGATTGCAGGGGCACTAGGATGGCATCGATTTCCGGCTTCGTGTATGTGTCTTCCTTATCCGCCTTGTCTGCCAGAAAGACGTTTACGTCCTCCTTGACGTAGTAGTTGGAGGTGTCGCAGTCGCCGCCGGTCGGCAGTGCAGCCAGAAGGGCATCGACCTCCAGCGCCGTGTAGTAGGCATTCAGAACCGTCAGGTCACCGCTGGCGACCAACTTGAAGATGTCAACTATCTCTGGGTCGCCAAACGGCTGATCCAGCCTGTCGCCCCTTACCCGGAGCCACCTCCCGTCAGCGGCTTGCGTGACGATCATTGACGGGTTTTCGGGAGTGGGCAGGCCAGCCGAAGACTTGACGATCTGGGCGACCGACTTGACGGCACCAGTGATCGTGATGGTTGTCTGATACTCCCCGCGCAAGACGGCAACCAGCGAGCCGTTGTCGGGATAGTAATGCAACCCATTGGGCAGGACGGCAAAGGAGTCTTCCAACTCTTGCGGGGTTGGGTCACCGGAGAGCGGCACAGGGGGCGACCCAGCGTGGACAGTGATGGCAGGGTCGCCACCGGCAGGCAGGGCAGCCAGAAGTGCGTCGATCTCGGCGTCGGTGTACACCCCAACCAGCCCCTTCGGAACCGAGAGGGCATTGGGCTCAACGCGATATGGCTGCGGGCGAGTCGGTGCGGGCATTTCAGCGTTCCCAGAGTGGTAGGAGATAGGTCTTGCCAGCGACAACGACCGGGATTCCACCAACGGTCGATGGCTCAAAATAGACCTGACCGTCAGGGGATACCCCGATGTAGTCGCCAGCAAAAGTCTGGGTCGTGGGCGGGTCATCGAACGTGAACAGAGGAGCGGCCCGAAGGTCACTCGGAGCCTCAATCAGCGGCATGAGGTAGGTCACGCCGCCAACTGATACCGGCACTGCCCCAACCACTGGCGGTTCGTGGTACTCAAGCCCGTCAGGACTCAGGCCAATCGACAGACCGTTCGCCTGCTGCGTCACAGGCGGATCAACGTAGACCGGCGGATTCAGGTTGGAGAATGTCCCCGTGCCAGTGACGGTCGGGTCACAGGTCGGGTCGATCCAAAGAGAGCCCTCTGGGAACGCGCCGGTGGGCTCATCCTCAGAGACGAGAGTCGGGCTGCCCGTTCCAGACGAGACAACCTCCCAGCCCGTGCTTGTCCAGACGTAGAGCCGGAACTGCCCATCGGGCTGCGGCTCGATCCAGAGGTCGCCAATGCGGGCGGCGGTCGGCTCGGTGGCGCTCTCAAAGACGGTGACGCTCTCGCCCGGCAGACCGTCAGCACCGTCTGCGCCCGGTACGCCGGGTGCCCCGTCCACGCCCGGCGGGCCTTGAATCAAGCCAACCAAGTCCAGCACCGACTGCACGGTGATACGCTGCGTAGTGCCCGAATTGACGCCCGGCAAGAGCGTGGTGGCGGCGGCTACGCCAGCGGGCAGAGCGGATATGCGTGTGTCAGCCACTTAGGTGTTCGTTTCTTTTCTCAGCGGGAAGCCAGCCTCTGTCAGGATCAGGAACGAGTCTTCTTGCAGGATGCGGTAGGTCACTGGCGGCGGCGGGGGCAGGGGCGGCCCACCGCTGTCATCCGAACCGTTGATCAGGAGCCTCTGGTCTTGGGACATGCGTCACCCCGAAACGCAGAGGAAACCCTCACAGTCAACCCCAACGCCCACGATGTAGGTTGCGGCGAAAAGGGCACTCGGCAGTTCGACAGCGTTCCCGGCGGAAACGTCGCTCGTCACCGGGGCGTTCTTGGAGTCGAACATCGGGACGGCTGGCGAATCCGGGTCGTGGGTCACATGCCACTCGACCTTGCCAGCGCCCTCGGTGCAGACGAAAACGCCCGCCGCCGAAGCCGCGTAGGGGATGACCTGACTCGTAGCCAGATCGGCGGTCATCTTGACCGGGAAAGTTGCGCTGTTCCGCTCGATCCTTGCCATCAGGGCTCTCCATAGGGGGTCACCCTGTTTGTGGCCTTTTTGTCTGCGGAAACGGCAGGCTATTTGCCGGTCTTTTTCCAGTGCGGAACGTGCTTGTCCCAGACGATCTGCTTTGCGTCCCGCCGAGACATGCCGGGGTTTTTGGCCTGATAATCCTTGATCAGTTGCCGCTCCAGTTTCGGGTTGATCGGGACGCTCTTCGGGGGGGCCACCTCGGGGCTGTCGAAGTTGACGGCACCCCGGATACTCAGGCCACGATCCTTGCAGACCTTCTTGACCTCATCCACGCTGGACACCCACGCCCTCGGATCGCAGTGACCAGACTTGTTGGCGATGCCAGACATGTAGGTCTTGCCCGAGATGTTGATCCCGGCGGCGCGGGCCTCCCTGACCATTCGCTGGGCCTGTCGGGTCGGCAGTTTGTCGAGATCGCCGCCGCTGAGTTTTCCCTCCATCAGTGTACGGTCGGTGCCACGGGTGCCCGGCGGCTGCTGGAGAGCAACCATGATGGCGAACTTGTATCCTGACCCGTTTGCCATAGCCGACCGATAGATGCGTTTAGACTCCTGCGAGGCACCACGCAGTTCTGGCGGAAACTCCTCCACCCAGTGCTGCCCAAGACCTGCGGCATCGGCAATGTCGTTTATCAGTTCTTTGTCCATCGCTCCTCCATGAGTTTGGTAAAGGTGACGAAACAGAAGTCATCAGAGCCGCCGCGATCCAGATAGGCGGCTGCCCTTCGGAGCATCTCTGGAGAGTCCGAGAACAGTCCAAGGGCGGTGTTGCATTTCCGGCACAGAAGCCCACGGTAGTGGCCCGTCGCATGGTCGTGGTCTACAGCCAGACGCTCGTTGGTCTGGCACTTCTGCTTGCAGATCGAACACACACCACCCTGACGCTCAGAGGCAGCCTCGTACTGCTCCGGTATAAGGGCGAACTTTTTCCACAGGTCGTGGCGACGTTTACGCAGAGCCTCCTTCAGACGCCCAGCGTCCGACCTGTTTCCCTTTCTGGCTATCGCAGCCCTTGGGCTCACGCCACAGGCTCCGGTTGAGCGGCCCCACCGCCGCCCCTGCTCTCGGGCGCTGGAGGAGAGGAGGTAGCACCCGGTGACACCCCGGACGGTATCGGGGGAGCAGGTGGCGGCGGCGGGGGGAGGAGCATCCCAGAGGCGTCGAAGTCGTTGACATCGGCCCAGTACGAGAGAAGCGTGTTGAAGGGCTGCACGTTGCCAGAGGCAGCGACCTGCTGGAGCATTGGCCCCAGAACCTGAAGCGCCTCGTTGGCCTGCTGAATGCGTGTGCCCTTGTTCGGCTTGCGTGTCGTGCCAGCCTCGACCCGGTAGTCAAACTCCCTCGCAACAGCAGAGACATCGGCGTCGGTGTTGCTTGCGAGTTGCCTGTCCCACGCCTCGGCACCAAGGGGGCCAAGGACAGACGCCACATCGGTGCCCCGCAGCAGCCACCGGGCAGCCATCGCCTCCTTGCGGGCAATCTGCGTCTGCCAGTTCTCGACCTGCTCCGCCATGTCATCGGGGCGGATGCTGATCTGGTCGGACTTGACCTGTGCCTCTGTGGCAGATCGCAGGCTCGCCCGAGTGAGACCGTAAGTGAGTTCGGTGAGCCCAACCCGCTTGTCGAACAACTCGATGGCGGCGTTGCAAATCTGCCAGATGTCCTGAGAAACGCCGGGCTGCTGGAAGATGCTGATGATCTCGTTGACGTTCCGACCGAGAGCCTCGCTGATCTCCACGATCTTGAAGCCACACTCGGAGGGGGCGAGTATCTGCTGCTTGAGGTCTTGATCGGCAGCCTTGGAGACGCCAATCAGCGTCTCGCAACTGATGCTGATCCTCTGTGCGAGGAACGACATGCACCAATTCACGAATCTCAATTCGCTAATACCCGGTTTGATGTGGGAGATGGGCCAGAGCGAGTTGGGCTTGCGGTGGAAGGCAATCATCGAGAAGGGCCAGCCGCCACGATCCGCCCAGAAAGGAATGGGCCATGCCGCCCGGGCCCGCATGCTCTGAGGGACTCCATCCTGATCAGGCTGCTCGTTCAGTACGCTCGGAGGGACGTTGAGCGGGTACTCCAGCCCCTCCGCCACGACGATGTAGGCGTAGTCGCCAAGCGGATCGAACAGTCCGCGATCCTCTTTCTTGGCACTCTTGAGGCGATCACCAAATCCGCACTTCGACCAAATCTTGTAGTAGCAGACGATCTCGTTAGTCTTGCCAGCCCGACGCTTGTTGTTGTTCGGGTTGGTGGTGTTGTTCGGGTCGGTGTCGCCAGCCCTCGCCTGCTCGTCGAACGACTCAAGGTGCTTGCGGAGATCGTCTCTCGTCAGGCCATACTGGCGAGCAACCATGTCGATTGGGGCGTAGCACCGCTTGGCACACCAAGTGATCTCCTCGATGGTCTGGGCATCCGGGTCGAGCAGCAGGTTGTCCACGCTGTCCGAGAACGAGCCCACCGTCATCGTCGGCTCTGCGGGCGGGACGTTCGGATACTCCAGAGCCTCAGTCCAGAGAACTCCGCCCCCCTTGATAATGCCCTCATCGACCGCCAGCCTGCTGTGCAACTTCAGGTCGTTCTCAAGAGGCGTGAAGTTGAGGTACGCCTCAAGGAGTTTGGCCTGCGTCTGCTTGGCACTCTCCTGCATGCCCACAGCCTGCGAGGTCTGCATGTACATCTGAGCCGCAGGGTCGGGCATGGGCATGCCAGACATCGGGTCTACCGTCATCCCGTCTGGGCTGATCCCGAGAATGTCTGGCGGGATCACGGGGAACTTGCGGGGCGTTACAGTCCGGTTCGGGTTCCGGTTATAGATCACAGCGCCCAGCAACTTGACCGCTTCAAAAACACGGTTCACAGACATCCGAAACGCTGGCGCTGGAATGGGGCGGGACATGAGCCCCTGCCCCCTCCAGCCAGCATCGAAGAGATACTTCTGACCACCATCGAAGAACCGCATGGACTCGGCAGCGTCGGCGTCGAACACCCTCTTGGCCTTGCGGGCAGCCTCGATGTTCTTCAGCCAGTTGGCGGCGATACGACGCAGCGGCGAGTCTCCATCAAGCGTTGGCTGCTTGGGGGTGGGCTCTAGACCTGCGGAATAATCGTCGCCAATGTCGCTGGGCATGGGGTTCCTCCAACAGACCTTATGGCCTTAATCGCGGCCCTTGCCGCCATTTCGGGCCAGAAGTACCGTCAGTTGGGGCATCATCCCGTCGAGCCGCTTGAGCAGCGCGGCGGTTGGGTGCAGTTCCCACGAACCCCACTGCCGCCACGCGGGGTTGGTTTCCAGCCCCGGATCGTCGGCGTGGCGAACCGATGGCTTCTCAATCCACCCCTGATCAGGGCTGAAGACGAGGATCGAGACTGTGAACATCCCCGGTCGGCGGCAGATGTAGCCCACCCTCGGGTCGTTATGAATCGTCGGATTGTCGTGATACAGAACGCAATCACCGACAGAAACTTCCGGCGGAACGTACTGCTCAGACCCATTCTGCGATGCCAAGGTTGGCCTCCATGTCATTGGTGCGGTCACTCTCGGGGCCGAAATACACAACCGCCGACCCCTTCTCTCTCTGACTCTTTCGAGCCATATATGCATTGAACCACGGCGGAAGCGGATCGGTCTCCTTAAGATCGGGCTTGCGAAACACGAATTTTGGTTCGTAGGCGACGAGGTACTCCATCGTCTGGACAGCATGCACCTCGCCCCGTGTGTTCGGGGTGTCGGTGACCACGACCATGCCGTTCACCGTCGCGGTCTTCTTCCTGTAGCGGTTGATCTCCCGAATCAGGTTCGGGCATGTCCCCCGGAGGACGCGAAGTTTGGGCGTCCCGCTAGGGCGAATGTGCATCGCTGTACGCACGGCAGAGGTGCGGGCGGCAATGTCATCGCAACCGGCGATGAACCCAGACCCGGTCGTGGCGGAGCGTATGCCCCGATCCCGCAGTTGCTCTACATATTGCAGAACCACCTGCTTGCCAGAGCCGATGTCGGTGATCCTGCCACCGTGCATGTCGATGATGAACGCATTGAATGGCTGAGACCCGACCCTCTTGGCGAACTCCTCACCGAAGGTTCGGGCATTGGCCTGCCGCAGGTAGAGTTCGTCATAGATCAGGATCATCGAGTTGTCCGGTGGCACGGCGGCAAACACGGCAGCAGCCACCGTGTGCCCCGGATCGATGCTGGCGTAATGCGTCCAATCCTCGGGAATAGAGACCTTGTTGGGCAGGTCTTCCCGGTCGTAGCCATGCACTGACGAATGGAAGGTGGGGTACATCAGGACTGAGTCGGTGGTGAACTCGCCCTCGGCTCTCATGCGGAGGACTTCCTCCCCTTGAGCCGCCCACCGCTCGATCATCTTGGACTTCTCTTCCCCGTCGATGTACTCGTTGTCGAGGAATCGGAACACCCACTTCTTGATGGTCGGGTTTTCGACCCCACTCTCGGCAGCCCTGTCCGCTCGCTCGGACAGCCCCAGAAGGGAGTCCGACTTGCTGTGCGGCATGGCGGAGAAGACGAGCCGCCCCTTACGGTCGGCAAGTCGTGCCTGCAACTCGGGCAGGAACGAGTCATTCAGCAAGTCCTCGTCACACCATACGAGGTCGGCTTGAAATCCTTGGGGCGCTTCGCCTTCTGCCGAGAAGAAGAAGATGCGCCAGCCATTGTGCAACTCGATGTTGTTGCAGTAGCCCGCACTCTTCAGCATCCAAGAGGTGCTTTTGATCATCCGGGGCGGAAGGAGCGGTGGAGCGGGCTTCGTCTGTGCTTTGCGGTTAACGTCTCGCACCGGATCGAAAGCCCGCCACTCGCCGCTCTGTTCGTCCCTGATGATCTTGTACGCCCCTGCCCGCAGCAGGTAAGGCACCATCACCATCCCGATGTGCGACCAATTCCGACCGACGCAGGCAATGACTCCATCCCGCTCCGGGTACTTCTTATATGGGTCTTGACCAGTGGCGGCTCGGGCAATCTCCATTGCGGAAGAAAATGTCTTGCCGCTTCTGTTGCCGCCTATTACCAGACGCTCACTCACCGTCGAGGCGTGGAAATCGTCCTGCTTGGGGCTCGGGTGGTAGAGCCGCAACGCCTCGATCCGCCGCTCGCTGATTTCCCCCTGAAGTTCTAGGAGGCGATCACGGGAGTACTTCGACGCCTGCTGGACTGTCGGCAGGGGCTGCATGTTCCACCTCGGTGATGTGGCTGAGTCGAGGCACGACCGTGGCGGCGACCTCGATCAGGCGACCTTGGAGTTCGTTCTCCAGTTCTTCCTCGCTCCAGAACTGAAGGGGCTTCCGCGAGCCACCCTGATCGGCATTGGTCGTGACGAGCCGCGTGATCATCTCCAGCATCTTGGTGCGGGTTGCACTGCCCGGCTTGGACTCAAAGTACTGCTTGAGCAGGAGCGAGGAGAATCCATTCACGCCACCAAAGTGGCCCATGACGGTCTCAAGGAGTTCCGCAGAGTGCGGGATGTTCGATCCGCCCTTGCCCGCCGCCTCCAGCATTGCGTCTACGGCTCGGGTCTCCAGCGAACGCATCTTGGCTTCGCGGGCCTCCCGCTTGGCCTCCTGCCGCATCCGCTTCTTTGCACCCACGCAGGAGATGCAAAGAAGGTCTTGGCCTTTGTAGCGAGGAAAGTGCGTTGCCCCCCGTGGGCGAACTGTTCCGCACTCCTGACAGCACTGCTGGTTAGCGTCCATAAGTCAGCCTAGAAACCACACCGCAGGCGTCCCCACGGTGTGGCCCCGAGACCCGGCTTCCGCCGGGGTTATCGCCTACGCCTGATGAGTCCGCTGAGAGCGCCCTGCGGGGGCTGGTAGGTGCCACCAATCCGGTTGCCTTGGTGGTCGTGGATCGAGAGGTTGCCTTGAGCAAGACCGGGCGTCCCTTGACCCAACTGGAAACCGTTGCCCATGCCGCCGATAGCGTTGGCGACCTGCCCCGTGGCGGCTGCCTCTTGGGCGGCAACCATACTGGGCTGCTGGGCGGAAATCTGGCGGGTCATCGACTCGTTGTTCTGGAGGTTGCGTTCGTGCTGGAGTTGCCTGCCGCTAGCCCAGTTGCCCCAATCGCGGGCGTTATGCCCTGCGTCCAAATCGGCCCGCATGACATCCTCGCCCATCGAGTAAATCTGACCTTCGTGGGCGGCGTTGTAGTGCTGAACCTGCGAAGCACCCATGCCAAACCCGGTCGGGTTGCCAGCGTCCTCGGCCCGACGCAAGGCCATGAGGGCTTCCAAGCGCCTCTGCTCATGACCACGCTGCATGCCGTCATAAAGCATCTGCTTGCGGGCGTAGCCAGACTCAAGGTCTTGATCGAGGTATCCCATAACTACCCTTCTAATTCGTGCCAGTGGGGGGTTTGGATGAACTGACTTTGCGCCGGGTTAGTGTCAAAACCCGCTCGGGTGTGGTAGCCCGTCATCTGGGCGCGAGGCAGGACATGCTGGTCGGGCAACTGAACGCCTGCGCGATACGCATTGAGGTAGTTGGAAAGAGACTGCACACGCCTCCCAATGCCAGTGATGGCAAGAGGGTTGCTCATAAGGGCGTCTGCGTACTCGGCTTGGGCTGCCTGAAGTTCTTGCCCTGCCTTGTAGGCTGCCGCTTCGCCGGGGTAGGCGAACTGGGCGCTGTCGGATACGTCCCAGCCATACGACGGGGCTTCATGGGTCAACTTGCTGGCATGCGCCAGTTGCTTCGGCGGCTTCTCCATCTCGGGAGGCTCAAGCGGCTTCTTGGGCTCCCCCGGCGGATCGGGCATCCTCGGCAGCGGGGCCAAAGTTGCCGCAGGCCCGTTCTTCACCTTCGGCTCGGGAGCCTTCGGTGCGAAGCCCTTATCCTTCGGCTCTTCTTTCCGAATGTGTTCGTCGGTTGGCATGTGTCAGCAAAGAGGGCGGTCAGGCGACTCTCGTCAGCCCGCCGCCCTCTGTGTCCGCTCCAGTGGTCAAGTGCTACTTGACGGTTTCCTTGAGGGCGTCCTTCTTCGCGTCGAACTTCTTGTTCTCGGAGAGATTGAAGTTCGCCCGCTTCTCAAGCCGCTTGGCCTTGAAGGCCCGCTTGGCTTCGTGCTTCTCGATCCGCCCGCTGCGCTTGGCAACGTGCTTCTGGTACTTCAGTTCCTTGCGATCCTCGGCGGGCTTCGTGTCAGCGAAGGCAGCGGTCGAGACGAGAGCAAGGAGAACGATCAGGGCAAGACGCATGACTGACCTCACGGGGTGGTGGTGGTGTCGGGGGCGGTGACCGGCACCGCATCGGTGGTGGTGTCGATTGGGGTGACATCGGCATCATCGTCGCCGCCGATCTTGGGCAGGGCGAAGTCCGTTGCCGCAGCCGGGGTCAGACGAACTCGGGTGCCCACCGGCTTCTGGGTCGGGCCAGCCACAACCAGCCAGCAGACCTCGTTCTCGGGAACGTCCTTGGTGAGGTACTCATCCACGACGCCCTTGTAGCCCGAGACGGTCGCCTCTTCGCCAGCGACGAGGTCGGCACCCGTGTCGTTGCGAACCGCCACGCAGGTCACGATCTCGTTGGAGAGAACGGAACCCGTGTGCGGGTCAACGTCGGTGAACTGCTTGGTCGTGAGAACCTGAGAGGCTCCCGTCTTGGTGGGATCGGTCTTCTCGATGGGATGATCCCACAGAACACCAAGAACCTCGCCGCGACCGAAACCGGGATCGAGTTGATATGACATCGTCTTTGCTTTCCTTGGGGGTTACTTGGCGGCGACCAGTTTGAAAAAGTTGCGAGGACTAACGAATCGCAGGTTGGCGAGAACAGAAGCACAGTACCTATAGGACTGATTCGTTTCGCTGTAATAGGGGCCTTCAGCCGTGATCAGCGAGCCTTCCATCGCATGCAGATACATGTTGCCGATGGAGAGCCCGTAGCCACAGCCCGTGGGCACCGCGTACTCGGTCGAGATTTCGACGCCATCCTGCTCGAAAACATCACCGAATCCGTAGGACTTCAGGCCCGCCGTCTTGGTGACGATGGCCCGCTCCTTGGAGTCGAGCCGGTTCATGTAGTCGATGTACATCCGACGATCCACCAGAACGAGGTCGATGGCGGATTCCTTCGTGTCGTTCCGCTTGGTCTGGTGGATCGCCTCGCGGACAGCCTCGACGCACTGATCCTTCCACGTTGCCGACTGTCCCTTGAAGTAGGACGAGTTGTAGGCACAGATGATCGGAGAGTAGTAGTCGTACTCAGGATCGCAGGCGACGTTGGGCCACGAACCCTTCTCCAACTGCGAGCCCGCCTCGGCACCCAGTTCGGTCGAGAGACCGGCGTAGGTGTCCTTGGGCCAGCAGAACGGATCGGCAGCGTTGTAGGCCCGCTTCGTACCATCGTTCACGTTGATGGTGCCGTCGTAGCCGAACATGGTGTCCAGCCCCTGAAACCGGAGTTCGTTGCCGACCTGATCGCCGTCAACGTAGACCTCGCGGGACAGGTGGGACTCCATCGACTCCTGAAGACGCTGGGCCATTTTGCCAGCGACGTTGATCAGAGCCTGCTGACCGCGATTTTCCAGCATCTCACGACGATAGATCGCGTCGGTGACCTGATAGCCGCGATAGTCGAGTTTCGCGGTCTTCCACAGGTTGTGGCGGGCGAACGTGCGAGGAGTTTCTCCATTGTTACCGCTCACGGGCTGCTGGCGAAATTTTACCTCCCATGAAAAGCCCCTTCCCGATTGATTGGTCAGGACGTTGCCGCTCGATTCAAGGGCGGCGTAGACCCGGTACTTGCGGAGGACGGCGATCTCTTCCTGCCGAAGGTAGTTGGTGATCGTCGTGCCAATTGCGCGAGCCCAATCAGTCTCTGTCGCCATGCGAGCGCTCCTTTGTGTGACCGACCTTTCAGATCAGTCGTTCGGTTTCCAGTGTCGATAACAGTTGTTCTTCAAACGTCCGACCCTTTGGAGCGGTGTCCGCAGGAGCCGGTTGAGCGCGATTGGCTGTCCGCGAAGCGGCCCGGCGGAGGTACTCCATGTTGGCTTCCGCCTGAGACTGCCTCGCCGGTTGCGGCGGGGCCACTGCCTCAAGCGACTGCTGGAATGCCTGTCGCTGTGCCTGACTTCCTTGAGCCTGCTGAACTTGAATCAGAAGGTCACGCTCGACCATCTGAAGGGCATAGTTCCATCTGGCTTCGGGTGAATCGATGCCATAGGCGGCTGCCTGTTCGATATACTTCTGGCAAGCAGCCCCCTCCGGTGAGACAATTTTTTTTGCCGGGTCGCTGTAGAGCCATCCCTTGTTCTGTTCTTCAAGGGTCTGGACGTACTGATTGCGGCCCGCTTCCTCCAGTTGTGACTTCACAATCTGCTGGGCCTGCTCGCGGGCAAACCGCTCGATCACCGGGGCGAGAGTCTGCTCCGGGTTTGAGAGAAAGTCGTTGGCGAACTTGCTCTTGTAGTCGAAGAACTCGGTGATGGCATGGCGGGCATCGAGGGGCGTATCCGGGTGGATCGTGTCCCTGCCCTGCTCATCTTTGACGATGTACTTCTTGTAGGCGTCCCGCAGTTCCGGCGGGTTCCACCACTTCTTGGGAGCCTCGGCAGCAGCGGGAGCAGGAACAGGAGCCTGCGGGGCGGGAGCGTTCTGGGCGAGCCGCCACTTCTCAAACTCGGGGCGGTTCTTGAGGTACTCCTGTGCGACCGGCATGATCTGCTGGTACTGCTGGAGGGCGTGGCTGGCCTGCTTCTCTCGCTCCAGAGCCATGTAGAGACGCTGGGCAATGGCCCTATCGTCCTGCACGTTCTGGAACTCGGGCAGCGAGCGGAACGCTGACCAGACCGTCTGCTCGGGCTGCGGAGCCTCGGGTGCCTCGACTTCCGGCTCGATCTCGTCGGGAACGTCAGCCTCGGGTGCGTCGTTCTCGGGGATATCGTCTTCGATCAGTTCTTCGTCGCTCATGGCTTGGGTCTCGGGGGGTGGTGTTGCTCAGTTGCCGCCTGTGAAGACGGTTGTCCAGTAAATGCTGCCGTTGGGAGCCCGCACGGCACCGACGCCGATCTCACGGTGAGACGGTGTCATCCAGTTCCGGTAGTGACCGGGGGACTTCAGCCAAGCCTGCGAGACAGACTCGGGATTGGGCTGCCCCACGGCAACATTTTCGGCGTATGGCCCGCCGCTGTGGTACATGCGTCTGTGCTTGGCCTGCGTGTTGCTCCACGAACGAGCAAAGTCCATCAGCCGCTGGCTCACTCGCAGAGGGGCAAGCCCTCTTGCCTGCCGCTCTCGGTTGTGGATGTCGATCACTCGGTTCTCAAACTCGCTGCCGACGTAGACCCGCTTGCAGGTCGTGCCGTTGCACTCAGTGCGATAGAGCCGGTTCGGCTCTTGAGCGTTCGCGAAGCCAGACAGGGCCAAAATCAACAGGGGCGCGGAATACCACCGCATGTGCATCTCCTTATCTCGGG